GCCTCTGAAATTACTACGCATGAAAAACGATTGGGAATTGATTTCACAGTAAAGAAAAAATAATGGATAATTTAGTTAGAATTTATAATGATGTAATGACGGATGAGAAGTGTCAATATTTTGTTGACAAATTTGAAGCCCATCCAGAAATGCATAAGTTACAAGATTGTGGTGAGGGAAAAACTTTGACTGTGTTGAATTTAATGTCTTCTCCTGATACACCATTTAAAGAAGATTTGGATTTTCTTAGTAATTTGTTTATGGAAAATGTTGAAAAATATAAAAAAGATTGTCGTATAAAACCATTTCAGTTTCCAGAAAAATTTGGTGTAGAAGCATTTAAGATAAAACGATATTTGCCTAATACAACAGATGAGTTTCCTGCTCATGTTGATGTCAGAGACTATGAAACGGCCAGACGTTTTCTGGTTATGTTTGTCTATCTCACAGATAATTATGCAGGGCAAACAGAATTAGAAGTTTTAGCTGGTTCGTCACCTTGTCGGAGAGGGTCTATTTTACTTTTTCCTCCACTGTGGCCTTGGATACATGCTGGAAAAGCACCTGTGAAAAATCCAAAATATATCATGGGAAGTTATTTGCATTATGTCTGAGGTTGTGAATATTAATGGAACAAAGTTGCCCATAGAAGAATTGCATCTTTCATTTTTGATTCATAAACTTAGAAATGAATATGGTTTTTTGGAATCTTCCAGAAATAATATTCCTATAAGTGGAACTGGTGAAATTATGCCCCTTTACACATATCCATGTTACGAATACCTTAGAAGTATAGATTGGATCGGTGCTAAAGTGTTTGAGTATGGATGTGGTTATAGTACTCTTTGGTGGTCATCTCAAAAAGCAGATATTTATGGAATAGAGAGTGAACAAGAATGGGCAGATAAAATAAATTCATATGGAAAATTAGAAAACATCAATGTTGAAACTAATATAAAAGAATATGTTGCATCCATACGCAAGCATAAAACAAAGTTTGATGTTATTATTATAGATGGCCTTGCAAGATATGATTGCGTATCTCCAGCTATAGATGCTCTGAAAGATGGTGGTATAATTATATTAGATAATAGTGATTGGCATACAAATACTAAGGAACTTTTGGATGACAATTCTGAATTGATACCTGTACATTTTAGTGGATTTAAACCAATACATGTAGAAACTGAAACGACTTCTTGTTATATACATAGAAACTTTAATAGAAAATCTAGAACTATTTTGCCAATGGGTGGAACGAAGAGGACTCGTCATGAAGATGATTTACCAAGAGAATAATAATGCCTGATATAAAAAATAACTATACATTTGTTTCACAGGAAGACGAAGATTTTGCTTCCATAATGATTAAGGATGGCAAGTTCAAGGATGTAATATATAATTATGGTAAGGTATCAATTCCAGAAGAAGACAATTTAAATGAAGATGGAACCTTGCCTTTTCGTTTTGAATATACTATAATAGACAATGTAGGAATACCAAGAGAAGAATTTGATGAAGAATTTTTTACTTTCATTGGTGATATTCTAGTGGATATCATAAGTGATCAATCAAAGGAAGATGATATTAAATATGCTACAGACGATTGAACGAACAACACTTACACAGCTTGTAACCAATGAGCAATATGCTCGTAAAGTATTACCGTTCATGAAGAAAGATTATTTCTCTGATAGAACAGAGAGAACCATCTTTGAAGAGATAACAAAATTTGTAGATAAGTATAATAAAATACCTACACAAACTTCTCTGGAAATTGAGGTACAGGGAAGAAAAGATTTAAACGAGAATGATTATAAAAAAGTTGTTGCTGTCATTCAGACACTCAGCTCTACTGATGTAGACTTTGATTGGTTAGTAGATACTACAGAAAAGTTTTGTAAAGATAAGGCTGTGTACAACGCTATTGTTGAAGGCATATCTATTATTGATGGAAAAGATAAGGATCGTGGCCCAGATGCTATTCCTGGCATTCTTACTGATGCCTTGGCTGTTGGTTTCGATAATGCTGTTGGCCATGATTACCTTGATGATTCAGAATCACGCTTCGATTATTACCATACAGTAGAAAAGAAGATTCCATTTGATTTAGAATTTTTTAATAAAATCACAAAGGGTGGACTTCCACCAAAAACACTGAATATTGCACTTGCAGGCACAGGTGTAGGTAAAAGTTTGTTTATGTGTCATGTTGCAGCAAACTGCCTTAGTCAAGGTAAGAATGTACTTTACATCACCTTGGAGATGGCTGAGGAACGCATCGCAGAACGTATTGATGCAAACCTTATGAATATTTCTATGGAAGATTTGCATAATCTACCCAAGCAAATGTTTGACAACAAGATTGCTAAGATTATCAAATCAACTTCTGGCAAACTTATTGTCAAGGAATACCCAACAGCATCAGCTCACTCTGCACATTTCAGAGGACTGATTAAAGAACTTGCTATCAAGAAGTCATTTAAACCTGATATTATTTTTATAGATTATTTGAACATTTGTGCATCTAGTCGATTTAAAGGAGCGCAAAATGTTAACTCTTACATGTATATCAAGTCGATTGCAGAGGAACTTAGGGGATTGGCAGTTGAGACAAATGTACCAATTATGTCGGCAACACAAACCACTAGATCAGGTTTCTCCAATTCAGATGTTGGTCTTGAAGATACATCTGAAAGTTTTGGCTTACCCGCTACTGCTGATCTCATGTTTGCACTCATTTCTAATGAAGAACTTGATGAGCTCAACCAAATCGCAGTCAAGCAACTCAAAAACAGGTACAACGATCTAACGGTGAATAAACGATTTGTTATTGGAATTGATCGTGCAAAAATGAGATTGTTTGATATTAAAGTATCTGAGCAAGATAGCCTTGTAGATAGTGGTCAAGAAGACTTCACAGAACCAGTGTTTGACAACACAGACTTCGGCGGCTTCAAAGTATGACTTGACATTCATTAAAATCTGTGTTATATAAATAGTCTAAACACATTTACGCATGGAGATATTGAATGAGTTTGCAAAAATATGTTCGGCAAGTAAGGCCAAGAACAGAATCCCATATTAGTCATGTTGACAGGGTTCAAGACTTATTCATCACTGAAGCATCATTTGGAATGGTTAATTTTCCTAATGATGTCGGCGGTGATAAACCCCAAGCAGCAACAAGAACTGTTTATCCGCCAGTTGATGGTGAGGATTACGCATATCCAGAGGGATTCCCGACACTAAAATCAACAGATTTAGTGGACAAAAATGGGAAAGTAATTAAATCACTTTCTGCAAACAAGACTGTTTGGTTTACTGCTCCAGCAACTCTTCATAAACTTACAGGCTCATCATGGTTTGCAAAGGTATCATTAAAAGCTTATGATAAACCTTTTGATGGGTATATCATGATAAGTCATGTTAAAAAACCGGGCGGTAAGAGTCAGAAAAGAGTTGCTGCTGGAACAAAAACTCAAGAGGAATGTGCTGCATACATAAAAGAATTGTGTTTGGAGAAAGATATAGAATTTGAATCAGATTTCACTGTTGCAAAAAGCGGTTCAACAATACCAGATTTAGTTATGACTATTGGTGGAAAAAGAATACAATTTGAAATTAAGGGAACTAATGCTAGAAAAAATGAAATAACTTTTTTTGATATTACTGCAAGAAGAAAACAAAATGCAAAGTCAAAAGTGGGTAAGATAGAATTAGATAAGACAACGGAATTTTATATTAACAGTGTTCCAGAACTTAAAAATGTATTTAAAAAACTAGGCAATACTTGGGATAAGATTCGTAAGAAAAGTGGCGATGAAGGTGGTGCATTTCATGCCGTAATGGAATATTCTAAAAGTCTTGACCCCACTATTGGATACGCTGGAGATAACGGAGTGGTTAAATCTGGCAAACTACCATCTTCACTTAAAACTACAAGTAGTGGATTACTGAAAAATATTCATAATTTGATATTGCAACATTTCACAAAAGGTGGTGATGACTATTTTGTAATTCATGATAGGTCAAGTGATACTTTTGAAGTATATAATGTAAATAAAAAAAATGATATATTAAAAATGCCGACTTTACCTCAATTCAAAGAATTTAGATTAACAACATATGGTGGTCCATCTGCTGCTGGAACTCGTGTTGGATATAAAATTAAACTTTAGGATATGAAATGATAAGCTTCAGAGAACTACAAGAAGACAAGGGCGGTAAGAACCTTCATCTAGAACATCTAGAGGATGAAATTCTCAATTTTGGTGTCGATGGCGGCCGGGCTGCTCTCAACTTCCTTCGCTCCCTCAGAGATATGTTGGCAGGAGGAAGTCGTTCTTCTGTAAATATGACAGTGAAGTGGGATGGGGCTCCTGCTATATTTGCTGGTATAGACCCCGCCGATGGTAAGTTTTTTGTCGCAAAGAAAAGTGTCTTTAACGTGTCTCCTAAATTATATAAAACGGAGGCAGAAATTAATGCAGATTTATCAGGTACACTTAATTCAAAGTTTAAAGTCGCACTTAAAGAATTTTCCAAGTTGGGTATCAAGGGTGTACTCCAAGGCGACCTTATGTTCACGGATGATGTGGAAACATCGACTATTGACGGCAACAAGTATCTTACTTTTCAGCCTAACACTATTGTTTATGCTATACCTGATAATTCTGAATTAGCGAAAACTATTAAAAAGGCAAAGGTTGGTATTGTTTGGCATACCACATATACAGGTGATGCATTACAGGATATGAAAGCTTCATTCGGTGCAAACATATCCTCATTGAATAAACCATCAAGCGTATGGATGGATGATGCAACATACAAAGATGCTTCTGGTAGGGCAACATTTACAGAAACAGAGACAGAAAAAATTACTGCTGTGTTATCACAAGTTGGTACTACATTTAGAAAAATTCATTCTGGGCAATTAAATTCATTTCTTAAATTACAAGAAAGTATGACCGGGAGTATTGTTGGTGCATCATTAAAGACTTATAATAATAGTAGGGTTCGTGCTGGTGAGAAAATTACAAATCCTATGTCACATGCCAAAGGATATGAGGCTTGGGTTTGGGATTCTATTCAGAAACAAATTGATAAGGCAAAGAGTGAAAAGGGTAAGGATAAGTATAGAAATATTCAAAAAGAATATGTGAGAGAAGTAAAAAAATACACAAGAAATTTAATACAAATTATTACATTTCAAAATCTACTTGTTGACGCCAAAATGCAAATCGTTCAAAAACTAAATAGTGTTAAGGGTTTGACAGACACATTTGTAAAAACCAAAAATGGATTTAAGGTGACTAATCCAGAGGGATATGTTGCTATTGACAGAGTAAGTGGTGGAGCGGTTAAACTTGTAGATCGAATGGAGTTCTCGTTTAATAACTTCACCGCAATAAAGGCATGGGATAAATGAAAAAATTTAGAGACTTCTATGAAGCTGTTGCTTCTGTTGTGCAACGAAAAAAAATGCAACGCCGCATGGCCAAGATGGCAAAATCTCCTGTTATTCAAATGAAAAAACAACGGGCTATGCTAAAAATGCGTAATCCTGCTAAACTTGCTCTTCTTGCAAGAAAGAAAACTATTCAATCATTTAGAGATAAGTTTTATCCTGGCCATAAAGACATGTCGCTTCAACAGAGGGTCAAAGTTGATCAAATGGTCATGCAGAAATATGGTAAGAAGATAGATAAAATATCTAAAAAGGTTGCTAAGCAACTTCAGAAATTAGAAATTGAAAGAGTCAAAAAGGCCAAAGAGACACAGAAGAATGCGTAAATTTAGAGACTTGATGGAAGCATCAGATACGATTGTATTTGCATTTGGTCGCTTTAATCCTCCTACTACTGGCCATGAGAAATTGATTCAAAAAACTGCTTCAGTTGCTGGTTCAAATCCATATCGCATTTATCCATCTTTTACAACTAATCCTAAGAAAGACCCACTTCCTCATGCATTAAAAGTTGCGTATATGAGAAAGATGTTTAAGAAGTATGCAAGAAACATTATTGCAGATAAGGACGCAAAAACAGCAATACATATTGCAGTGAAGTTATATGATGAAGGATTTAAAAACCTTGTTATGGTTGCTGGTTCAGATAGAATAAAAGAGTTTGATACCCTACTTAATACTTACAATGGAGTAGAGGGTAAAAGACATGGGTATTATAAATTTGATTCTATTGACATTGTATCTGCCGGAGAACGTGATCCTGATGCCGAGGGTGTAGAAGGTATGTCTGCATCCAAAATGAGAGCTGCTGCTTCTAATGGAGATATGGATTCATTTTTACAGGGTGTTCCTTCTGGATTTTCTGATGGTAAGAAACTTTACAGAGATGTTCGCAAGTATATGGGTGTTCGTGAAGAACGAGACATGGGAGATATGACAGATTTTGAAACATTGCGTGATGCATATCTTACAGGTAAAATCTGGAATGTAGGTGATGTTGTAGAAGCTAATGATGCTGTCGGTGAGATTGTTCGTAAGGGCACAAACTATCTCTCATTTGTGACTGAGGACGGTAAGGTTCATAAGGCATGGTTGCATGATATTCTGGTAGAGGAAATTACCAAGAAAGACTTAGACCAAATAGAGAAATTTGCAGATAGATTGTTCGCAAAGGTTGGTATTGATGTAGAGTTTACAAAACACTTCCTTGACCGTGTGAATGATGCTCGTAATAAGAAAGATATTACCACTTCTGAGTTGACTCGCTTGTTCAAACAGTCATATGCCAAGTTTGGTAAGAAGATTGCTCAACTTGGTCCTGATGCTGAAGCAGTTATTAACGATATGAAGACAGACGTAAATATGCCTTTCGTTCTCAACCTCAAAGGTCAAGAACTTGAATTGGTCGCAAAGACAGTGATGCGTAAGAAAGACTTCAAGACTAGCGATCCTAAGTTGTCATTTGAAGAGGCTGAACTTGATGAAAGAAATTATGCAAAGGAATATGCGAATTATCAAGGCACACCAGAACAGATTGCAAGACGCTCTTCAAGGAATAAAGCTCGTAGGATTATGGGTGACAAGACCAAAATTGGAATGGATGTAGGCCATAAAGACAATAATCCTATGAACAATGACCCTAGTAATCTACGCAATGAAGACCCATCCAAGAATCGTAGAGAGCCAAGATTGCGTGGTAAAGGACTTGATGAGGAATGGTGGAATAAGGTATTTGCAAAAATTAGTCAGATGAGTCATCCCAAATCTTATGGAGTAATGATACAAGATTATGCTGAACTAATGAAACAAGACAAATATATAAAACATCCAAATATAGCTGCTGATAAAATTGCTCGTGAATATAGTGGAGTTGGTGCCAGAGAATTTATTAAGTATATTAATAAATTGGTTGCTAAGAAGATACTTCCTCAAGAGCTGAAGGCCGAGTATATTAAAGAAGAATGGTCATTCAAAGATTTTGTGAATCAAATACAAAAAAGCCCGGTTAATGAAGTTCTTGCTAAAGATGCAGATATGGGAGAATATATTGATGATTTCGTTAAATCTGATGCACCCCAATTCAAAGGTAGGTCAAAGGAAAAGCGTAAAGAGATGGCCATTGCTGCTTACTATGCAAAGAATGGAAGTTCAAAACCCTAAATACTAATAGAGGAGCTATAACAATGACTGTATATACAAAAACAATGGCGGAAGCACTAGCAGAAGTGCGTTATCTTCTTGAAGATAATATGGACTTGATGCGTAAAGCAGTCACTGGCTCTATGCAAACTCTTAAAATGAAAGATGGCAAGTTGAAAATGGATAAGGTTACTGCTTCTGCCATCATGCAAATACTTGATAAAGTAAATCCTGCCAATCAGAAGAAAATGGAAAAGATGATTAATGATGGTAGTAAATCAGGAATCGTAAAATTGGCGGATTTTGCTATGTCTAAAGTTACTGGCTTCAAGAGTGAAGAAGCTGAACTTGATGAGCATAAGGGCACTAAACCTCATAAACATCCACATCCTCCTTTAGACGAAATTGAGGAAAAGGAAGTTTGGGATGAACCTATGCCTGAAGATGAAAAGGAAGGTAAACTTACCCCTACACAGAAAGCAAAAGCAGAGGCTCGTGCAAAGGCTGCTGGTAGAAAATATCCTAATATGGTTGATAATATGTGGGCATCAAATGAAGAATTTGAACTTGATGAAAAAACAAAATGGAAAATGGGTGATGGTAGGCCAAGAGGCGGGGCATATATTGAAAACGAAAGATTTTGGGACTTGGATATTGATGCACTGAAATACATCATGAAAGATGCTGATACAGCAATGAAAGCAAATCCCACTGGTAGTAAAGCTGGTAAGTATGCAGATGAAGTAAATGATGCTCATACTGTTATTGGATGGAGAAAGAAGAACGGCATCAAAGAAGAAGTTGATCTAAGAAAATTGCCTGATATGAAAGATGCTCTTATGCAAGTCAGGACAGGAAAACCAGTAAATGAACCAGTAAATGAACCAGTAGATGAAAAAATTGACCTTGATGAAGGTAAGATTTTAGTTGCTGATCCAAAAACTCAAAAAGTTATAAAGATTGATGAAAAAGACTGGCCGAAGTATGAGAAAAAAGGTTATGTTCAGGCTGAAGAAGCTGACCTTGATGAAGAAGTTGCAGAACAACTTTCCAAAATTAAAGGTAATACTCCTGCTGATCAGGGTCGCCGTGCAGCAGTTGAAGATGATATTGAACGTGCTAAAAAGAAGGGTGATAAGAAAGAGGTTACAAAACTCAAAGAAGATGAGGAACTTGATGAAGGTAAAATGAAAGAACTTCACGGTTATATTGAAGATGGTAAATCTGCTGAGTGGATTGCAAAGAAAATGGGAGTTGACGTTAAAACCATTAAAGCACTTATGAGCGAAGCATATGAACTTGGCACGAATGAGTATCGGGAGTATATTGAAAAATTGACGCCAGGTGAAACAGAGGAAGTTGATGAAGCCTCTGCCCGTGCTGATGCAAAAAGGTCAATGAAATCAGACCCATCTATGAGTCAAGACCCATTTTCGAAAGATGACGCTGCAACAGATGATGATGTCAAAGGTGCTTCCAAGAACATCATTATGCAAATGCGTAAAGCAGTGTCTATGCGAGGAGATTTCAAAGTTGAATTTGGTGATGGTAAGAAGGTAAAAATTCCTGCTAAGGTTGGTCAAGCAGTTCAAGACAAATTTAACTCTATTAAGAAACCAGCAGACAAAGAGAAGTTCCAAGCACAGGTTGCGAAGTCTTACAAGGATATGTTGAAAGTATTAAAGGCTGGTTATATGATGAAGGCTGGTTATATGATGAAGGCTGCATATGAAGAAGTTGAGATTGATGAAGCAACTCCCGACTACCATGTTAAGTACGCAAAGTCGAAGAAGGGGCCGTTTAAAGTTACAAAATTTATGACGCTCGACCAAGCAAAGGAATTCCTTGCTGATGTTAAAAAAGATGGAATGAATGGGATTATTTCCAAGGGTGGAAAACCTGTAAAAGAAGAAACAATTCTAGATAGGATTGATAAAAAACTCAAGGAGAGGAAAAATGGGTAATAAATATTTGGAGACTAAGAAAAACAGTCTTGAGTCATCCGTTCTAGAAGTGTGGAAGACTGCAATCGAAGAGGGCGATGATCGTATGGATGGTCGTACCAAACAATACAGAGAACATCGTAAGAAACTGGAATCTGCTCGGGTTCGTAGAGTCAACAAAGAAGAAGTTGAACTTGAAGAAATGCATTCTTTGACTGATGAAGAGCTAGATCAAATGACTAATGAAGAAATTGATCTCTTTGAATTAGATGATGAAATGTTTGAAGCTGCAATGAAGAAGAAATCGGCCGGTGA